TATAAGAAAGAACTTTAATTTGATTCAGAGGAGCAACATCAGTCACCGAATCTGGTTTGGTGATTGTGATTAGACCCCAATCAGAGAGAAGATTAATAATTCTATTACGTCTCTGAACATCATTCACGGTAAGATTTGCATGTTTACCGTCAAGAGCAAACAACTCTTTGAAGTGAACGATATAGTATTTGCCCTGTTTATGAAGAATGTGACAGGACTGGTAAATTTTCTTTTCCTTGCGTGAGGCGACACCAATACGGGTGAGCGTTTCACGGACTTTCAGAAAATCATCTGGTTCATTCAGAACCACTTCAACCATTTGATCTTGTGACCAACTGACTTCAGGTTCAACAAAGGTACTCATCTTTTGCCTCCAACATCAAGTTTTGATTTGATATAATTAATTTGATCTTTGGTGAGAATCTTCAACGCTTGTTGGGCCTTTTCATTACTATAACCATAGTACGATTTGACTGCATCAAGGTCTTGAATCTTATCTTTTTTAAGCCACGGAGAAAATCTTTTCCGTTTCCTCAGACTATTTAGTAAAAAATCATATTGAAGTTTAGATGGCAGTTGATGATTGAGGTTCATCTCATTTGCAAAGATGATACTATCAACCTGACCAGACAAACATTTGTTGATAATAAATGCAGGATACTTCTTTTCCCATTGAGGATCCGATTCATCCATTAGATATTCTTTTGTAAAATTAATGGAATTGAGGTAGTCTTTTAATTCGTAACTCATCGGATAATATCAATAGAATCGGGGTTCTTGTTCCAAGTCTCTAGTTCTGTGCGAAGACGACCATCAGACTTTAGACTTTCATAACGATTGGAAGCCTTTTTCTTCCACCAGTTGACTAAGTTATCAAAATGGAACTTGTCATAGTTTTGTCCAGGACGCAGAACTTCATCCTGTCCGAGAATGACTTCACGAGCATTCTCAAATCCATAATCAGAAATATAGAATCGTTTCTGTTCAGTCAGATTTTTTGCATTTACAATCGCAGTCTGGAACTCCGCAACCTTTTGAGAAGGTAAGCTTTTCTTGATGATTGAGATCATCTTTTGTTGAGTCTTGAGTTTCCGACTGGATGCGTCCTCTTTCACCAGACTCTGGTCGTTGTTCCTCTGAATAAACCATTTATTTAACTCCTGGAAGATTTCATCATGGAGCAGAGGGGTAAAGTCACTTTGAGTCAGACCCTTATACCTCATGTAAGGTTTCAAACCATCATACTGCGATGAGGCTTTGGTGGAACCATAAAGAGAGGTAGTCTCAAAGGAACAAATATCTGATCCATACTTTCTATTTAATGTCTCACGAGCAGTATGAGAACAACACAAAAGTGCAAGGAGTTTACCTCCAAGATAATTAAATCCGAAAGGTTGAGTGGGAACAATAATGAATCCCATAATTGCATGACGATTAAACCTAGACAACTCAGGAGTTTGTCCAAGCCAATCGTTGCGAGGTTTGGAGTTGATTGTGGGGGAACCAAACCGACAGAAACCAACGATCTTCTGGGTATTAGTTTCCTGTACAATCCACTTTAGAGACTTACCAGGAATACTATCTTCAATCGCATGAGAGGTAGTAATCTGCAGTCTCTCATTGAAATATTCGTTGGTAAATCCACCCTTTTCACCCGCAGGATAAACTTTGAAGTTCATATCTTGTGGGTGCATATCAAATGCATCAAACATGTCATCCTCTGGACCAAGACCCAGAATAGATGATGGCATTTGACTCATTCGATCAAGTTTCACATTACGCAGGTACTCATCAATCCTTCCCATGTTGGAAAAGTAATCAATGAATTTATCCGCTGCGTAAACAGCATCATCAAGTTCTAGTTGCATATCAGAGAATCAATTTCTTTTCACCAGGAGTTACAATCTTACTCCCATAAATCTCATTATACTTGTTTTTAACCTGATCTTCAACTTCTGCAATATAAACAATATGATTCCTGGAGATAGTTAGTTCAGGAAGAGATTTATCAATTACAGTAGCCCAAGGGGCAAATCCAACTGTCCCATTAGGAGTTGGCAAAACAACAAGACCATTTTTAATAGTAACTGAGTTTTCATCCTCAGAAACAACTTCAGCGATTACTTCCTCGCCAGTTAAGATACGAAACAGTTTTACATTAATCATTTAAAGTTACACTCCACCATAATTTCAGTCAACGCCGCCAAAATGTTGATTTCTTGATCGGCCACAAATGCGATTTGATACTGATACTTAGCAATAATAAGCACAGCAGCAGGAATACTATTGTTTTCCAGGGTTGAATAAAGAGCATCGTAAACACGACGCAAAAGTACACCAGAATCATTGTCCAGATTATTGATGACCCACTTACGAACTTCAGGGAAGTTTTTCTCTTTAAGATTTCGAATAAGATCATTGGTATTTACATCAGAAAATTCAGCAAGAATTGCGGAATCAATCTTACCTCCCGCAGAGTATCGTTGACACTCATTCAGGACTCGTCGCCAGTCGGGGAAATGTTTGTTGATAAGCTCCGCAAGTACTCTTTGATCGAAGCTGACGCCTTCCGCATCCAAGATGTCTTGTAGACGCTTGAAGAAGAATCCAGCCAACTCGGCTTTTTCCTTCCCCTTAATTCCAAACTCAACAACTGCACATCGAGAGTGGAGGGGTTCAATGATCTTGTTTTTGTAATTACAGGTAAAGATAAATCGGCAGTTGTTATAAAATGCCTCAATATTCGCCCGTAGTAGGAGTTGTACGTCGTGGGTTGTGTTGTCAGCCTCATCAATAATGATGACTTTGTGTTTTGCATCAGATGCAGAAAGTGAGACGGTCGATGCAAAATTTTTGGCTTGGTTCCGTACAGTGTCCAGAAATCTTCCTTCATCCGATCCATTAATAACATAATAATCCACCCCAAGTTCTTCACACAGAGCTTTTGCAACGGTAGTTTTACCACAACCTGCAGGACCTGCAAGAAGAAGATTGGGAATTTCTTTGTTATTTAGAAACTCAAGAAATGTCTTTTTATTAGCATCTGGAAGGATGCAATCTTCAATTTTGCGGGGACGATATTTTTCGACCCACAGAAATTCATTACGACTCATAATAATTTTTTAACTCAATGAAGGTTGATCGTAAGAGAAAGTCTCTTGTTAGGACATTCTACCACAGCATGGGTGGTTTTGGGGGGAATCAAAATAGTATCACCAGCAAAAAACTCCTGTTTTTGGTCACCAATAATCCATTTAGTATCCCCATAAAGAATCTTAACTGCAACTGGGTAAGCATGTTCATGAGGATTCCAACTTGCTTGACATAGATTACTCTCATTCCCATTGGTCAAATAAAAATTTGCCATGAGATTTCTGCCAGTATATTTGAATATTGTATCTCTCAAACTTCTCAAGTCTTCAGTAAGATCTAAGACATCGGAAAGCATTGTTGTAAATCCCAAATCATAATATTTTTTCCATACATCAAATAAAAATTTTCCATCTCTACTATAAAAAGTATTCATTTCAACCGCACTATTATGCGTGATAACCTGAACAGGAGTATCAAATCCATAAACAGAAGGGGGGCCTGGTCTAGGGGTTTCAATATCTTGCATATATTTGTACGGCCATCTATATTCTATTTTCAAGAGATTTAAAATATCTTCTTCAGATATGTTTATCTCATGATCATCTATAATATTATAGAGATCCATGTGGAAATCATTATCATAAGTTTGAACAAGTACATTGTCACTATCTGTAGATTCTTTTACAAACTCACCACTTTTAATCTGTTCCAGAAACTGATCTAATTGAGTTTCTAAAAATTTTTCATGGGACTCGAAAGAAGCATCTACATCAGTAACTTTCTTTACTTTCATTTTATCATCTAGCTCTGCAAAGTCGGGAAGTTCCATATCAAATTATTTAAATCCATTCAGGTTTACGTTCGGGCATACGCAGATAGTTATCCGCTACCCAAGGTTTTGAAGCAATATACATTTTGTAGGCAGTGAATGTATCAATGCTATCGTCAAATTTCCATTCTTCGGGCATGGCACGAGCGAATGGAGTTACTTCTGTAATCTTTCCCCTTGGAAACAAATAGAAAGCATCTACAAGAGTTTTGTAACAGGAGTGAGTTTTATTATACCGCAAAGTATATTCGTCACACAAGTTCAGTCCGTGTTTAATCAACCAATAGGCATTATGGATACTTTCCATAGCCCATTTGGTACAGGGATGATTACGAAACGCACCTTTTTCAGTTCTGTAGGGAGTGTTGTCAGTCTTATACAGATGACCATAACCATGACCCCATTTTTCAGATGCAACAATGGAGAGCATTTGGCAGCACTCCAAGGGCATCTTAACGATATGTTTATCGGGAAGACAGATAGCACTTTCTGCGGGCCAAGGAGAAGTTACAAAGATGTTCATAATGAAAGTTGAATGATTTTAGAAGCATCAATAACAGAAAAAAATGCTTCAAGACCAACAATGTCCCAAGTTCTAATTCGTATCGCAAAAGGAATCATCGCAAGATTTCCTATTAATCTTGCAGTACATCCAAATTTAACATCAACATACAAAATGAGGAAGTACCCCACAATGAGAAAGATACTTCCTAGAATTCGTAGTTGATTTGCGACCATATCAGTCCTCGTAAGTAGAATCGGGTTCCAGAGCAATATAATAGGTCAGATTCTTGTCTTCTGATTGGAAACGAGACAAAAGTTTACGAGAGATAACCACTTCATAAGAACCAGGAAGAATCTTAATGTTCTCAACCTTAAAGTTCAGAGTGAACGTTCCAACGGTCTCACCGACAATCAGAGAATACTCGTTAGAAGTCTCGTTCTTCTTGTCACGAACCACAAGTTTCACAACACCAGATTCACCAACCACAGAAAGGTCAGGAACACCATAAACTGCAGCAGCCTTGAGAAGTTTATCCAGTTGTTGGGTATTCAGTTCAAAACAGACATCTTCAGAAGGAAGTGAGATGGACTTCTCTGGAGGAGTCACAATAACTGCAGGATCTGCAAAGAAGTACTTGGATCGTGCATGACCCTCGGAAATAGTCACATAACTATCGTTAGTGAACTTGAGTTGAGGATTCTGGTAGAGAGACATTGCATTCAGGAACTGGTTCAGATCGTAAATACCAAAGTCTTTTTCAAACTCCTCTTCAACTTCTACTTCTGCAAGAATATTCTTCATCACAGAAATAGTGCGGAGTTTGTTACCACTCTTAAAGAGAATTGACTGGTTGATACCAGAGAAGTTCTTGAGGAGAGAGACAGTTTTTTCAGAGAGTTGCATGGATTTTTCTTTGAGTTTCATAATCAACGGAATTCAGTAAGGCCATTATCTTTGCGGGAGTAATGCCCATCAAAGTGAAGAAGAAGCATTGCATAGTGAATGACTTTCAGGAGATCGCGTTTGTTACGACCATCCTTATCACCATAACGACTTCCATATTTTAGGATGTTTGCTTGACAAAATCCAGCGGCAAGTTTCTTTGCTGCCATCAAGTCAATAGTTTGGATGTCGTTGTAACCATCCTCATCTCCACAGTAGTGGCCATGATAAGTACTGGTCACATAATCCTCAACATCTTTGAGGATTTTATCTTCGTTATATTTCCAAAGGTGATTGGTTGGTTCAGTCATAAAAGGTTTTTTTGTCAAATTAAGCATTCCAGTCTCTTCATTTTGAGACAGAGTAAATTCATGTTCAGAGTAGGGATGTTCATCCATAATAAAGGGAAGGCGCATTTTTACCTTCCCCAATTATATCAGAATACAGCCACCTGGTCAACTTCCCCAGTAGGCATTTGGAAGTCTGCATCCACTTTGTCATACAGTTCCAGGAAGGACTGTTTGGTTTCGTCATCAAAGCGATTCACACATACTTGAATCGCTTTGGCTTTGTCGCCAAAGATACTGTAAGCACGGATGATATGAACCAGGCGGCGAGTGCTGATGATTTCCTCAATACCACCGTCATAGAAAGTCTTGCGGATGATATCAGCCCAATCTGCGAGTCGTTTGCAGAATTCACCATCCTTAACTCCCAAAGTTTGTGCAACTTTATCAAGGATCTTGACTTCATTTGCAACAGAAGGATACTCCTGTTCAAACGTCACAGGGAAACGTTCCAGGAATGCCTCGTTCAGAACATTAGTACCAATGAAACGACCATCGTCAGAACCTTTACCCTTGGTGTTGGCAGTTGCAACCACATTAAAACCAGCAGCGGGTTTTACGAACCGACCGATTTTCTTGAGGAAGACTCCCTTACCTTCAAGGATGGACTGAAGGCAAAGAATCTTGTTGGAAGCCAGGTCAATTTCGTCAAGCAGAAGAACCGCACCGCGTTCCAGGGCTTCAACGACCGGACCATTATGCCAAGCAGTTTCACCATTGACCAGACGGAATCCACCGATGAGATCGTCCTCATCAGTCTCAATCGTAATGTTAACACGGATCAACTCCCGACCCAACTGAGCACAAACTTGTTCAACTCCGAAAGTTTTCCCGTTACCGCTAAGACCAGTGATAAAGGTAGGGTAAAAGAGACGACTGGAAATAATCTTTTTAATATCGTTAAAATTACCAAACTTGACGAAGGTATCATCTTTTTCGGGAATAAGGTTTTGATGCACTTCGGGAAGAACCGATACATTGTTGAAGTTGCGTTCAATCTCTTGAACACGCTCTTGAGTCACCTCAAGATTCCAACGACCACGAGACACCTTGAAAGAATCAAGACGGCGAGTGACCGTAGGATAGGAAAGGTTATTCATCGCACAGTAGGCTTTGACATCACCAGAAGTAATCTCA